TGATCATATGTATATTTTTTGCTTTTTTCTAACCACATTGATTTGTCTATATAAATAGCGATTATTTGGTCAACATATTCTTTTTTTACCCTGTCATAACTAAATGATACCCTGTAATCACGTTCTCTGTGCGTGATGCCATTATCGAGACATAGAATTTTTACTTCTTCTAATTTTTTTTCGTTTGGTATTTCTAACGTCTTATACGTTATAGTAGTTACCATATTAGCTATGCCAGGAGTAACATTAGAATTTGAACGTATAGACTCGGTGCGGAGATATATAGTCATTCCATCGTTATCACCAACATAAATATCTTCCGCAAAACAAAATGAGTGGATTGAGAGTATTGCTGTAAATAAAAGCAAAATTTTCTTCATATTCAAAGCTCCTTAAATATAATACTATCCATATTATTACTGCAAATATACAATAAATTCCTTCTTATTTAAGGAATTTAGATGCAAATGTCAGACAATACAACCTTACTGGTTAAGGAAAATTTATTATATAAAAAATAAAGGTGGAATTTAACATGACCGAACAAGAAATAAAAGAACTGGAATTGAAAGAAGCCAAGGAACGCGAAGAAAAACGCGAGGCTCAGGAAGCTAGAAATAGAGAAATTTTGCTTGAATTGATAGCCGCTGGTAGTGTGCCAGCTCCACGGGCATTAACTAGAACAGAGCGTAAAGCAATGGATTTGGCAGGCGTCAATTTTGCAAAGCGTAAAGCTGAAGATAAAAGACAATTTGGAGATTTAATAGAAGACACCTACGACTGGATTATTGATAACGTTTATCCTGGACAACTTGACGAAGTGAGTAATAACGTAGCAAATTACATTGCCCTTAGAACTTACAACATGACCTATAACGATGATCTAGCAATAAAAAACTAAAAAGCATTTGGGAGTGGAACCTTCAAACGGCAAAGTATTGCAATACATGCCGAAAGGCTAAATTAGATACCGACTGCCCCAAATGCGTAAATAAATGTCCTAATATATTTTTTGAAAATAAAAATATATGGAAGTTATGGAACAACATACAAACTCAGTGGCGAGTTATTGACGGCGGTATAATCGGTTTGGATTATACCGCTATAAATTTTGTTATTGAATTACTTGATGTTGATCTAAACCCCGCTGATTTTGCGAAATTAAAATTGATGGAACGCATGACGATTGATAATTCGCGAAAGGAAAAATAAATGGGAGCAAGAGACGTACAGATTAGGATAGTAGCATTTGATCAAGCTAGTTCTGCTTTTAGGCAGATCGAGGACGCAGCCGCGAGAGCAACTAGGCAAATGCAGAATATGGGTAATAATTCGACTGGTGCTGTTTATAATGCCGCTGGGGTTGCTGCTGGTATTATGGCTTATAATGCATTAGCTTCAGCCGCTAGTGCTGCCATGAATATGACCTTGAATTTTAGTAAAACCATGGAAACAAATGAAATAGGTATTGCAGGTATCCTCATGAGCATGACTACCTTAAACGGCGAAACCCTTAAGTGGGGAGATGCTATGAGTATATCAAAGGACGTTATGCGGCAATTGAATGATGAAGCTTTAAAAACAGCGGCCACGTCCGAGGAAATGGTGGGAGCCTTTAGAGGGATTTTAGCACCAGGGCTTGCCGCTAAAATGACCATGAAAGAAATTGTCGAGTTGACTAGCGTTGGGGTTAATGCTGTTAAAAGTTTCAACCTACCTAAACAACAGATATTGCAAGAATTGCGTGATTTAGTGCAAGGTGGCATTACGCCAGCATCGTCAACCCTTGCAACTTCAATGGGGCTTAAGGATGCTGATATTAAAGCCGCAAAAGCATCTTCTGAGGGATTATTTGCTTTTCTTATGAGACGCATGGAAGGTTTTAAATATTCAGCACAAGCGACACAGCTAACAATGGCTGGTTTGACCGATACGGCAATCGAGGGTTTTACACGTATTGGATCAGTAGGGACATTACCTGTTTTCAATATGATTAAAGAAAACTTACAAACTATTGGCAAACAATTTGTAGATATAAATAATGAGACCGGAAAGGTAACTATCAGTAAAAATTTAACAAATGAATTAACGCAGATATCAACAAAAGCAGTAAAAGTAGCTAATGATCTACAAGAACTATTTCTCCCTGTTGCGGAAGTTGCTGTCCCTACGCTTAAAGTAGCAGGTGCAGCAGTAGCCTTTGTAGCTGATAATGTAGTTACTGTAGGACGAGGACTTGCTACTTGGTATGTATTGTCTACTATAGCTGGTATGTATACGAAGATAGCGGCAGTAACAAGCGGAGCTGTAGTATCTAATGGTTTATTAGGTCGTGCTGTGGCTATAACTACTGCCGAATTTTCAAGGCAGGGCGCGGTAGCTGAAATAGCAATTGCTAAAGAAATGGCGATGGTAGAGGGGGCATCTGCTGCAATTATTGCTGCTGAAAAAGCAAAAGCAGTTGCTAAAAAAGAGGCGGCTATGCTTGCAGCAGGAATTTTAAAAGCCGAAGAAGCAGGTAATCTTACTTTAGCGACTCAAATACGCGGATTATCTGCCGAATATATGAGATTAGGCATGACAGCAGAAGAAGCTGGCTTAATGCAATTGCAAGCTGCGAATATGGCACGGAAGGGAAATTTTTTATTAGCAACGCAATTAATAGAGGTACGAGCTGCACATCTAGCAAGTGCAGTTGCTGCGAGGGAAGCTCAGATTGCGGCTACTACAGGTGCGGGTGCGGCAGGTAATGCGGTCAAAAGCTTAGGCAAAACTGTACTTGCACTTGCTGGTGGATGGTTAGGCGTTGGTATTGCTGCTGCTTGGGCTACTACGGTTATGATCGACTATTGGAAAAAGAAAAATCGCGTAGATAGTTATAATCAAAAAGCAGAAGTATTTGAAGGTATAGATGCAGACGGGAATAAGTATTACACCAAAAACGTGTGGGTAAAAGGGGAAATGGTTAACAGTGGTACGGGCGGTATGGTGCAAGGAGTTGACCATATTGAGCGCGTTAAATTATCACCAGCAGAACTAGAACGCCATCTACAATATTTAAAGGAAAAAGAAGATCTAGAAAATGGAATATCTACTGAACAAAAGCCACCGCCAGACATCAGCGGATTAGAGCCCAAATTCCCTGGTGCTACAGAAATTGATAAACAAGGATTAAAACTAGCTGAACAACAAGAACGTCATGAAGATAAATTACGCCTAATGGTTGATGGTTTAAATGAAAAAATCATAGGTGAAACAGGTACTAATTTTCAGACCAACGTTGCAAAAACACTCAAAGAAATAGATAAAATGAATATCGAAATACGAGAAGCGAAAGAAAAAGGTGTTGATACTAAAGAAGCAGAGGCTAAAATTAAAGCTTATCGAGAAACAATGCTTGGTAATGAAGATAAGGACGAAAACAAAAGAACACTAGGAAAATATGGGAAAGAACAGTTTTGGGCACAGCAAGAATTGCAAAATAACACTGGTATCATGGATGCAAATACCACGAATAATGAACGTATGGCGGCTGAATGGACAAAACAAAAATCATATACTGAAGCAAATAAAGCAAGAGACGATGAATATAAACAAACAGGTGATAGTGACGCGGCAGAGGCATCTAGAGCTGCTAAAAATGCCGCTGCCGACAGAGTGTATCTTGACAGCATAAGAGATATAAATCTGAAAGAAATAAACCAGCAAATTGATAAAAATAATATGCTGGTACAGCTTGAAGGTAAAACCTATGCTGAAGTTGATGCATTAAATCGGCAAGCTCTACAGTCTAAAATAACCATGCTTGATGATGAAATTAAAAAGGCCACGACTACCAAAGAGGATCGTATAAAACTTGAACAGCAAAAAATGTCTGCTATCGAATCTTTGCAACAGATTTCAGGTCGTAACCTAGAAACCGCTGGTGCTGAGGCCATGCGCCGAATCAAAGCCCAGCAGTTTGATTATGCTGAAGTTATGGTACAATCCTTCAATGATATTGGTAGTAGCATTGAAGGTCATTTGACTGGATATCTTAACCGCACCGAAAGCTTCAGTCAAAGTTTTCAAGGGATTTTTTCCGATATGGTAAAGGCCGTAGAACAAATGATGATAAAAATGTGGATGCAGAAAACTATTATGGGGCCATTGCAGGATTGGTTTAGCGGTATACTTGGTAGCAGCACAAAAACCAATACAAGTGCTTTTACTCTCAGTAATGGGACGCAACTTGATCCTAATTTCGGATTTAAAATACCAGGTAAAGCTAAAGGCGGTCGCGGTCAGGGGTTAACACTTGTCGGTGAAGAAGGTCCTGAACTGATTAACTTTGATAATCCAGGTATGGTGTATACTGCGAACCAAACTAAAAATATAATGGGTGGCGGTAATCAATCACCACAAGTAATCGTAAACGTTATAAATAATACTGATAATAAAGTTAAAGTATCTAAAAAGGCTACATTTGACAGTGATACTCAAATGACAGTGGTTACTATGGTGATCGATGCGTTAGAGCGTAATGTGGGAGGGATGAAAGATGCCTTCCAGGGAGGTGCTGGTTAATGCTTGTATTTCCTATATTAAGTAAAACGCCATCGTATGGTTTTAATGAGGATTTTCAGGACAATACGATTATTAGTAAATCCGATGGGGGCTATAAAGCCACGCGTCCCCGCAACACTCGTACAATTGGCATATGGGTAGTTCCGTATAAAGCGTTATCAGATACTGATTATCAAACATTAATTAATTTTTACCGAAATCAAACATATGGTGGTGCAGAAAAGTTTCAATGGACACATCCAAAATTCGGCACTACTCACACAGTTAGGTTTATGGGTAAACCACCATTTGTCTTAGGCGAATACGGATGGGATGGGCAGTATACAGTGGAGGAGGTTTAATATGCCATTACCGTTTTCAGTAGGTGGATTAATTGAAAAAAATAAATTATCGAATGATAAGCCGTGGTTGTTACTACTAGAATTAAACCTTCCTGATGGTACAGCCATTCATATTGTTAGAAATAATGAAGAAATTAATTGGAACGGCATTACGTGGATACCATTTCCGTTTGACACAACTGATAAGACTGAGGATATGAAGTCATTACCAGTTCTTAATGTGCAAGTTAGTAATGTGGCAGGAATTATGCAATCATACCTTGAAGAGTATGACGGCCTGGTTGATTGTCCTGTTACGATTAGGTTGATCCACGCCGCACATTTAGATAACCCAGTCCCTGAGATCGAAGAGACTTTCGAAATTCAGGAAACTGATTATGATGAAGAATGGGTAAAATTTGCGTTAGGTGCTAACTTTTGGTTCTTTTACCGAGCGTTGTCTGATCGATATTTAAAGGACTGGTGTAATTTTAAATACGGTGGTATAAAATGCGGAGTAAACGCTATTTGCTTAATTCAGTATCCTACATGCCCACACGTTCTAACGGGTTGCCTTGAACGTATGCAAGTGTCAGGAATTACAGCAATTAGGTTTGGTGGAGAACCAGCACTGCCAGGAGGTATTTATGCATCGAATAGTTGATTTAATTGGCAAGGAATTTAAGGATGGTGGACGTGGTCCGAATGAATATGATTGCTGGGGATTATCGGCGGAAGTATTTAGGCGTTTTGGCATTGAAGTTCCCGACTATAAAATATCATGTGAAGCAAAAAATGAAGTTAATGGGCAAATAGTTTCTGAACGTAAAAAATGGGTGCGGTGTATTGGTGAAATGCCAGTCCCTGCACTCATTGTTTTTATGGAAAATGGTATTTGTAATCATACAGGTGTATATATTGGCAATGGGCGTTTTATACATGCCAGGGAGCGCAGTGGTGTGGCAATTGAAAACATGGATAGCGTAGTATGGAAAAAACGGATTGAAGGGATTTATATTCCTGGGTGGCTGTATGATTAGTGTTGTTTTTATTAAAAACCCATTCGATACAGAAAAAAGGGAATCGCATAAGATCGACTACATAGATGGTGCCGCTGTAAAAAGATACATAGATCCATATCTGTCTTACTATCCTGATACCGAATTTCATGTCAGCATCAATGGGCACACTTTAGAAAAATATGAAGTTACTTTAATATGCCCTGCCGATGGAGATCAACTTGTAATACTGCCTGTTGTCGGAAAAAAGCTAGGAGAGATACTTAATAGCATTGCCACTATAGCCCTCATGGGGTTCGCTAACGAATTGAGTTTAGGAAAAAGTTGGTTTATTAATGCTCTTGCCAAAGGTGCTGTTATGTACGTTGGTGGTCGTATTATAAACGCGATACTACCGCCTCCAAAGCAAAATTTAAACAGCTCAACCGTATCGCCTACCTATGGATGGGGTGGGGCAAAACCCATAGCCGCAACTGGTACGCCAATCGGTAAAACCTTTGGTAGGGTTAAACCTGCACCAGTTGTATTGGCACGTCACGTTACCACAGATGGGGACAAACAGTACCTTAATATCCTCTATGGCGGTGGTGAGGGGCCAATAGATTCTGTTGCAGATATAACGATTGATGGTAATCCAATTGCTAATTATAAAGATGTGCAAGTGGATATTCGTTTAGGCACCAATGACCAGGAACCGATTGAAAACTTTGGAGATACTTTTGCGGATCAAACGCTTAACTATGAATTGCAAGAATATAGCGACTGGAAAGTGAATACTAACTATAAACTTGATGAGAAAATTGAGGTAAATGATACGCTATATAGCTGTAGTGTTGCTGGCAAGTCTGGCGCAACTCAACCTACATGGTCAACTGGTACTGTAACTGATGGCAATGCAGTATGGACGTACGCAGGCAGTAAATGGGCTACACAGCAGACTGAAGGGAATGCTGGCAAAGGTTTAGAAATAACATTTGAAATGCCTTATGGACTCTACTATACAAAAGATAGTGGCAGTCTTGCGAATGCGACAGTAAAAGTTAAAGCTCAGTACCGCAAGGTCGGAGATATAGCATGGATAGACTGGGCGCTAACTAAAGATGGTGTTATTACCGCCGCTAAAAACACAGCAGTACGCAGGGTATTTAGAATTGATAACTTGGATGCTGCTAAGTACGAGGTGCGCTGTCAGTGTTATTACAAATCAGGAACAAATACCCGTTACGGTACTCGCGTGTATTGGTCGCAATTAAGCCATGTTATTTACAATGACTTTGCTAGGCCAGGTAAAGTACTGGTGGGCATAAAAGCCCTGGCTACCGATCAGCTAAGCGGATCTGATCCTGACGTGGGGTGGATAAACACTAGGAGTAAGGTAAATGTTTGGAACCCTGATACAGCGCAATATGAGCAGAAACCAGCAACTAACCCATATTGGGGATGCTATGACTTAATTCATAATTGCAAGTATCTTAAAAATATCAATACGAGTCTATATGAGTACGTTGTAGAAGGCAATCCAATCAACCGTATAGACTATCTTGCATTTCTAGAAAATGCAAATTATAGTGCCGAGCTTGACGCAGACGGTGATCCGCGTTTTGAGATGAATTTATTTTTAGATACTGAAATAAGTTTTCAAGATGCTTTGGCAAGGATGGCTGTAGTAGGTCGTGGCGTTATAATTCCGAAGGGTACAAAATATAGCTGTATTTGTGATAAACCAGCTATTCCATCACAACTATTTACGATGGGAAATATCACTGAAAAATCCCTGAAAGGTAAGTTTCAATCCGTAAAAGATCGATCTCAATGTATTGAGGTCGATTTTTTTAATGAGGCGAAAGACTACAAACAGGATTTGGCTATGTATTTTGGCGATGAGTGGAATACTACAGTTCAAGTGCCTAACCCAACGAAGGTTACCAGGTATGGAATAACAAAATATAAATATGCATATCGTGACGCGGTATTTTTGTACAAAGGTAATAAATATCTTAAACGTACCGAAAATTGGGAAGCGGATATTGATGCAATAGCATGTAAGCCAGGTGACGTGGTATTACTGCAGCATAATGTACCTAAATGGGGTGCAGCTGGTGGACGTATTGTAGGAGCAACTGCAAATACTGTTACACTGGATCAAGAAGTTACTATGGTGGCAGGTAAAACATATGCAGTAGAAATCAGGCTTAAAACAGATATCCGGGTAAATCGTACTGTGGTTGCTGTTACAGAAGAAACTGTCACAGATACACTTGATTTAACGACACAGTATACCGATATCCCTGAACGATATGACGTATTTGCATTTGGTGAAGCCCAAAAAGTCACTAAGCCCTTTAAGGTCATAAACATTGTAAAATCTAAAGACCAGCAATGTAAGCTATCAGGGGTTGAATATATTGAAGGAATGTATTCGGATGTTATTGAGATACCCGTGATAAATTATAGTGATTATGTTAATGAAGTAGCTGTTAACGTAATAAATCTATCATGTAGAGTACA